GCAGGCGAGGCGGGGTCCCGACAGCGCGCCGCGGGTGCTAGAGGCCCTGATACGCGCCATGACCAACAACACCGGCACGCCGCTGCCGGACCAAGGCATACGCCGGGGGAACGCGGCAACCACCAACCAACCATGCAAGGAACCGCAATGTCCGACACCACCACCCAGCCCAGCGCATTGACCACCGTCGAACTGGATCAACCGATCCGGCGTGGGGAGTCCGAACTCAAGAGCATTCAGATCCGCAAGCCCAAGGCCGGCGAACTCCGAGGCGTCTCCCTTTCGGATCTGTTCGACATGAAGGCTGATGCCGTGCTGACCATGATCCCGCGGGTGAGTAGCCCCACACTCACCGCCACCGAGGTCAATCAGCTCGAAGCATCCGACTTTGCGAAGTTTGCCGTTCGCCTGGTCGCAAGCCTTCTCCCGCAGGAAAGTCAGCAGGAAGTTGCGAGCCTCGGGCTGAACTGATCGACCTGAACTGCCGGGCGCCCCAGGCGCTCCGGCCCCAATAACAGGAAGGAAAACCCACCATGGACACGCTTCGCCTACGGGTGGAACTCGACGCCATCAACAAGGCCACGGGCCCACTTCGGGAAGTCCTCAAGGGCACCACGGCGCTAAACAAGGGGGTTGAGGAAGCCCGCAGGCAGTTGAAGGGCCTGACGGCTCAACAGAAGCAACTGGAAGGTTTCAGGCAGGCTGCCAGTCGAGTGGCTGAAACGGCACAGGCAATGCAAGAAGCCAGCCGGCGCGCCCGAGACCTTCGAGACTCCATCATCGCGGCCGCGACCCCTTCCAAGAACCTCACCGAGGAATACAGAGCAGCCCGGAATGAACTCCGGAACCTGACCAGGGCCCACGAGCGCGCGAAAGAGGCACAGGCCGCCGCCAACAGGGACATGGAGAAGGCCAAGATTCCGGTCAATGAGCTGGCCAGTCGGCAATCGAACCTAGCCCGGCAGATCGAGACCGTCACCAGCCGCCTTGAGCAACAGCGCATCCAGATGGAGCGCGTGAAGCGCGTGCAGCAGAATTGGCAAGCCTTGCAGGAACATCGGGCAGCCATGCTCAACGTGGGTACGGCAGCAACGGCCAGCGGAACGGCAGTTGGTCTTCCGCTCCTGAAGACAGTCAAGGACTTCTCCGCCCTCCAGACGGCCACGACTGACCTCAAGGTCGCGATGATGGAGGCCGGCAAGATCGTACCGGCGGAGTTCGAGAAGATCGCCAGCAAGGCCCGTGAACTCGGAACGCGCCTGCCAGGCACTGGCGAAGACTTCATGAAAGCGGGTAAAGCCCTGGTGGAACAGGGCGTGAACTTCAAGACGATCATCGACGGTGGCCTTGAGGCAACCAGCTACCTGGCCGTGCTTCTAAAGCTGGAAAAGGACCGGGCCGCGGAGTTCATCGCCAAAGCGCGTGAGGTGCACGGGCTCCAGGACAAAGACCTTCCCGCGGGCGCCGACCTCATGCAACGCGCCAGATTCGGCTTCGGGCTCAAGCCCGACCAGATCTACGAAGCCATGGCCTACGCCGGCACCGACATGAACATCAAGGGTCTGCTGGGCGACCTCCAGACCATGAAGGAGTATCTGGCCCTGCAGGGCATGGCTGCGGGCGTCGGTCTGGAAGGATCATCCTTCGGCACAAACTTCGCCCACATGCTCAAGGCAATGGCGAACGTCAACAAACTCGATGACGCCCGTGGAGCGGAAGGGCAATACGTCGGCAAGCTCCTGTCGTCAAACAATGTGAAGCTCGACTTCTTCGACGCCGCCGGGCAGTTCGCCGGCTTCGGCAAGATGGTTCAGGAGTTGGAGAAGCTCAAGCAGTTCAAGCCCCAGGATCAGGAGCGGATCCTCAAGAAGCTCTTCGACACCGAAGGCGGACGCCCCGCAGCCATCTTTCTCAAGAACGGCATGTCCGGATTCCAGGATGCCATTCAGAAGATGGACAAGCAGGCATCTCTCAATGAACGCGTGGGCGAATCGCTGAGCACCCTGCAGAACAAATGGGACGCCCTGGGCGGCACCTTCAACGAGTTCAGCACCAAGGTAGGCAGCCTACTGGCCCCCGCCGCCGAGAAGATCATCGACCTCGCCAACGACATGGTGAGCGGTCTCAACAAGTTCATTGACGAACACCCGGGCCTCTCGAAGGTGCTCGTTACCAGCGCTGCGCTCTTTGCCGGCCTCGCTGCGGGCATCGGTGGCCTTTCCCTTGCCGCGTGGGCCGTCACGGGCCCCCTTGGTGTGCTGAAAGCAGGCTTCGAAATTCTCGGCATCGGCAAGTATCTCCCCGCCCTTGGCAAACTGGCGGATACAGCCTTACCACTCATCAGAGGCGCATTCGTCGCCCTAGGCGCGGTAGTCCGCGCGCATCCAATCGGCGCATTGATCACCACCCTCGCGGGTGCCGCGGTGCTGATCTGGAGTAACTGGGACAAGATCGGCCCGAAGCTGAGCGAATGGTGGGAGCGGCTGAGTAACTTCATCGCGGAGAAGATCGGTTACATCGTGGAGAAGTTCGCCGCTCTCAAGCGCGCCGCGTCCCTGGACTTCAGCCAAGTCAGCTCCGCCACAGTCGGCGCCAGAGCGCTTGTGGGCGCTGGTGGAGCCTTGGTAGGGCCTTCGCAACCCCTCCGCCCTGCGGGCTCCCAGCCGCTCAACTACAGCGCACCCACTACCTTCAATATCACCGCCGCACCAGGCCAGTCACCAGAGCAGATTGCCCAAGCAGTTGATCGGCGCCTGGAAGAACGCAACCGCCAAGCCGCGGCCGTCCGGCGCAGCATCTTCAGCGACAACCACTAGCAGACCACTCCGACATGACCCCCGACTTCCGCGTTCTCCTCGACGGCCAAGACCTCACCACACGCATCTCACCGCGCCTGGAATCCCTTCAACTGATCGACGCCCGCGGGTTCATCGTGGATACACTGGATCTCACGCTGACCGACCATGACGGGGCGCTCTCCATTCCACCCCGAGGAGCAAAGCTCCACCTCTTCCTTGGGTGGAAGGAGTTCTCGCTGGAAGACAAGGGCACGTACATCGTGGATGACGTGGAGCACGCCGGATCCCCCGACAAGCTGACGATCAGAGCCCGTTCTGCCGATCTCAGATCCACGATCACCAGAAAGCTCGAATGCTCCTATCACGATATCAACCTGACTCTGGGAGACATCGTGCGCACCATCGCGGCCCGCAACAGCCTTGAACCACGCATCACCCCCGACCTGGCGAGCATCAAGGTAGAACATGTTGACCAGGTCGGCGAATCGGATGCCGCCCTGCTCACCCGCCTGGGCGACGAGAACGGAGCAATCGCCACCGTAAAGGCCGGCAATCTCCTTTTCATTCGGCCTGGCCAGGCAACGACCGCCAGCGGCATACCCTTGCAGCCCGTCACCCTGCACCGGGCTCTGGGCGATCAACACCACTTCATCGTTGCCGACCGCGGAGCCTTCACCGCCGTCCGCGCCAACTACCATGACGTGAAGCTGGCGCAACGCGCCTTTGTCCAGATCGGCGAGGAAGAAGAGATTGACGGCCGGGACGTTGAGACCACAACCCAGCCCAGCGCATCCAACGTGAAAACGCTCCGGCACACGTACGCCAACAAGGCCAACGCCGCCCGCGCGGCGCGGGTCGAACTCGACCGCATCAAGCGCGGGGTGGCGTCGTTCCAGATCACCCTGGCAGAAGGCCGCGCCGACCTTTTCCCCGAACTGCCCGTTTCGGTCAGGGGGTGGAAACCCGAAATCGACAACCCGGCATGGCTGATCACCCGAGCAACGCACCGGATTGACGGCCAAGGATTCACCACCACCCTGGATCTGGAACTAAAGATCGATGACTAGCCCGGCCCCAACCAACTGCACGCCCATCAGCACCGCCCACCTGATGGGAATCAGCATCACGGATCTGCTCAACATGGAAGCCGGCGCCATCCAACACCTGCAAGGCCGGCTACAGGGCGCTGGCGATGCTGCAAGCCTGGATGACGATCCCGACGTAACCCAGCTGATCACCTTCGGCATTCAGGCCGCTGCCCAGATCATCGGCGCCCTTCATCAAGCCCGAGCGCGGCTGCACGATGCAGAGCTGCGCCTTCCACCCTACGTCGATGACGCCATTGCAGACCTCGCCCTGGTCTTCCACTGGCCGCTATCCGAACTCACCGCCCTTCCGCTGGCAGACCTTATCGTCTGGAGAGAACGGGCCCGAATCCGCGCCTGCCCCGATGAATAACCCTCAAGGGGCTTGACGGCAGCATCCCGCCCAGCGCATGATGACAGCGCTTCCGAAACAGAGGGAGCCGGGATTGGAACCCCGGAACGTCTAGGCCGATGAAGGCCGCGCAAGCGGTTTTTTTACGTCGGTCGCATGGTGACGCCTGTTCAATGGTGGGCCGTGTGGGGCAGCCGCAAGGCTGGCCGGATCCTAGACCCGGTAGTTCCAACCTCACACGGTTCCGCCACCCCCATTGGAACGGGGGAGCGGAGATTTGAACCGCAGTCTAGGAGTACCACCATGCGTCAATCCGCATCGGGCACGCACGCCCACACCCCGGCCCCGGCCAACACCCCCGCCACACTCAGCACCACCGAATTTGCCGCGCTGAACCACGTCAAGCCCGACACCGTGCGGAAACGCCTCTGCGAAACCGCCAGCTTCTACGGTGTCCGGCCGCTCAAGCTCGCCACCCGCCGACTTCTGTGGCCCGCGCTCATCGTCACCGCTGATGGCCCCATTGCCAGCCTGGAGGGCTACCGCCATGCTTAAACTGGCCGCCACCAGCCCCTCCATCGCCGTGCGTTTGCGCCTTTACCGCGCCCTCTGCCCCCTGACCGGCCTCGCCATCGCCTACCGGTTCGCCTTCAAGCGGAGGGCTTCGGCATGAGCGCCAGAAAGCAATCCGCCCTTCGTCTGGTGGTGGACAACACGCTGCCCAGCACTGAACTCGCCCGACGGGAAGAGATTGCCGCCCCCCTGATCGCCATTGCTCAACAGGCCTACGCAGGCGGACTCAGTGCGGTCTATTGCATCTACGTGGAGCACAACGGCGATGGGTACCTGAAGATGCTCGGGCAAGTCACCGAGATGGCCGGCGAAGCCCTGCATGGAGTCCAGGCCATAGGAGAAATACTGTGCGAAAGGTTGGGTCGCCAACCTGGCACTGGATGGGTGAGTTCCCTATGAGCAGACCAACTCACACCCAAGGTCCTTGGCATCGCGTTGGGCATCGGACCATTGCGGCTGGCACCGGCATCAACAGAGTCACCATCTGCGAGCTCTACTCGTGGGGCGACTGCTCCGAGGCCGATGCCAACGAAGCCTTGATCGCGGCCGCCCCGGATCTCTTTGCCGCTGCCGAAGCAGCAGCTGCGGTGCTCGCCAAGGGCAAGTGGATCCCGGACGGCCCCGACCCCGAAGCGGTGGCCCTGCGCAAGCTGTTGCGTGCTCTGGATATGGCCAAGGGGCGTGGTGGTGGCCTCCGAGGGGCTGAATCATGAGCACAGGCGAACAACTGATCACGTTCAAACGCACCGAGCTGGAGACCCTGCACGGTGCAGGCCCCCTGGCCTTCCAAACCTACGTGCTGCTGAGGTGGTGGATGGACTACCGCACCGGTATCACTGGCCGGCGCCGCCCTATCAGCCTTGCCATGCTGGAGGCCTACTGCGAAACCCATACCCCCAGGGGCGCAGGTTTGCAGATCGAGAAGCCCACCGAGAAGAGCATCCGGGGCGCCATCGCCCGCCTTGAACGTGCCGGAATGCTGCGCCGGCTTGCCGGCCCGCGGCTGGCTTACATGCTTCCCATGGCCGCCACCGCATCCGCTCGACCAATTCAAACAGGGCGCGATACGGGCACCCACTCATGCACAGAACTGGACTCCCGCAAAGCACCGTTCAAGCTTGCTTACAGGCACATACCGGGCATCAAGTACGAGACCACCAGAAGGGCAAACCGGGCACACATCAAGAATCATGTTTGTGAACGTGTACCGGCCTGGCTGGTGGATCAACTCGGTGCCGAGGGAATCCACCTCACCGGAATAGATCAGAGCATCACCAAGCTTGCCGAGCTGGCAGACTCAGCCGAGCACCTGGAAAAGGCAATCAAGCGGGCCCGCCAACTCCGCCAGCGGGCTGGGAGCACCCAAGCCCTGAACACCGGACTGATCCGCTCCATCCTGGAGGGCAGGCCAAGCGATGCGGACATCCGCGATGTGAGCGTGCCCAATAGGCTGCAGCGGACCAACCGACAACCCCAAGTCGATCCAAGAACCCCGCCGCGCCCAGGTGAAACATGGGACGCCTACTGGCTGCGCCTGGATGGAATCCGAAAGAGGGGGGCCGCTCCCGAAGTGGCAGGACTCTCCGGGGACGAAAAGACCACGGCATCCACACAACCGGGCGCTAAGCACGCCCAATATGACAAAGCCACCAAACCTCAAGAGGCTACCGATGACCAACCAGGCTAAACCAGTTGCTCCACAACGCCCACCTGAGCTCGTCGAGAAAGAGCGAATAGCAGCCAAAAGCGCCCTGATTCGATGGCTAGCAGAAATGCTGGTGAAGAACTACTTGGCCGAGAATGAAAAGGAGAAGCAAGCATGATCCGAAAGTGCATCAACAAGGCCCAGTTGCTTGAAATCGTGCCCCTGTCCCACACGACCATCTACGAGCTCGAGAAAGCCGGCGACTTCCCCGCCCGCTTCTACCTCACCGGCCGCACCCCCGTGTGGGATTACGACGCCTTGATAGCCTGGCTTGAGAAACGGCGCTTGACGCCGATCCGGCCAGACAGGCCCGATGTCCTGAAGCGCAAGACACGACCAGTCCGGCGCTGAAAAAGACAAAGGGCGGTAGATCCGAAGACCTACCGCCCTTTGCTTCACCTGGAGTTCTCGCGACTACCTTGCCACCGAGCAAGACAGACACCTGACTCTCTGTCGCAAACATTGAAACACTTCACCAAGCGCAAGAATAGGCAAGCCCACGACGAACTGCAAGGAAAAAGCGTACACAACGGGTACACAGACGAGAAAAAATCGAAACCGATGTTGAGTATTCAACCTAAGCTCCTGTTTCTGAAGCACTTAAATCCGAGCTCAGCGGAACCTCAACAAGATCCATGATCCTTTCGATTTCAGTCAGCGGAGGCAACTCGGTCAGACTGCGCAGGCCGAGGTCCTCCAGGAATTTTCGGGTCGTGGCATACAAACCCGGCCGACCGGGCGTATCC